AGGTTGGACGGAATGAACTCACTATCGACACCAATATTCATATTTCCTAAAGCCATAATTCGTACCTCCTTTAAGCTGTAGCAATTTTCTTCCAGTCGCCCCATGAAGTTGTGCCTTGACGATAGTAAATGTTACCATTGCTAAAAGCGAATTCAAAGGAACCACCGCCCGTGTCATCGTACCAAGAAGATAAACCAATCAAAAACGCACATGAATGACCACTTGACAGCCCAATTTTGTCACTAAGCTTCAAACCACGAAAAATCAGCCGACCGTTATAGTCGTTTCTATCAACGCCATAATAATCAGACGGAGAAGTATTATCATTTCGATTATCTCCTTCAGGGTAAAGGTCATTATGCATGTGAGTGGCAGGGTTAAATTCAGATGGTTTATTCTGCACTTCACTCCATTCAGGGAGTGTTTTGTTCCCGCTATTCATTTCTCCTAGTGCCATATTTTGCCTCCTTATAAAACGAATATTTTAGCAGCGAAAATTGCCACAATCATGCAGTACGATACCACATATAAGCGACCAAGTATGGCGGCATGGAAGAGGCGGTATTAACATCTCCAAGAACTTGTAGTCCGCGAACCTGCGTGAAGCTTGTGTCATTTGTTTCCGTAAACCCAGTCTCTTTATAAGCGCTTGTCCAAGATTTTCCTGTTTTATAATCAGCAAAATAAGTGCTAGTAGAACTTCCACTACCAGCAATATAAAATGGAACAGTAAGATCTTGTGTGTGATTATGCTTCTCTTCGCCACCAGTCGCTCCAGCCGTGTAGCTATCTCCAGCCGCTAAAATAAATCTATCTTTGATTCTTTCCTATGTTCCACCGAACAACTCAGCCGGGCTTGTCGGTTCTACACTTTGATAAATACTTCCAACAGGGTGATCAAGTAGCTTCTGCTCTTCCTTGGCCACCTTGATTGCCGCCGCTATCTTATTATCAACTTGTGCCTTGGTATATCCCTCAACAACAGTACCGCTACCGCTATCAGTTTGTCCGCCGCCCTGCACGATATAATACTGAGCTGTGATCGCAGTCGTTGGAACCGATACAGCTCTCAGACGCACATATCCATCAAAGGTCTCCGGGTTTGCAAACTGGGCATAAGAGGCCACTTTTGCACTGGCCGGTGTCACGCTGATAGAAATAACATCCTTTGAGGTAATCCCATCGATGTCGAGGTCAATATACTTTGAATATCGGTCCACCGTGTCGTCAGTAAGCTAACTCGTAGTCGGAATGGTCAGTGTGTGGATATTGATCGTATTCGCCTTTACCTTCAGCTTCTCGTCGATCTCGTTCTGTTGGTAGTACCGCTCATCATGGGTGTGGCCATCATCGCTTTTCTTTGAGAGCTTTACATTGATTTCGTCTTCTGTATAATAGCGGTCATCGTGATTATGTTCTGTATTTGCTTTCCCCGTCAGAGCATCACCAACAGCTTTAGCATCGGCAGCGAAATTCTCTTTTGTCAGGGTCTTATCCACCGCAACAGAATCCAGCTTCAACTTGTCCAGCTCAGTACGCACATTGGTCAGTCCGGCATCAGCCGATTTTGCAATACTCAGCGCCTCAGAGATCCTTGTGCCAGTTACCTTGGCATCGGCAGCACGTCCAGATACAGTCAATGTCGCATCTACCACAACCTGCGGCGTAGGCAGGGGATTACCGCTATCGTCGACCATGCCGCCAGTGATCGCATCGATCTCGTCATTCGTCAGTGCAGCCAGCAATTCATCCGGGTGCGGGGTATCAATCGTGATATCGCCCGTCTCGCCAGTTGTCACTGTGGTTACACCACCGCCAGCGATTTTGATTTTGTCCTGCGCCGTACCGTTCAGAATTAGATTGATATTAACTTCGCCATTGACCGCATTTTTGTCTGCTTCCAGTGTGAATTTTGATGGGTTCAAAAGAATCCAGTCATCGCCACTATAAACATACAAGCTGTCTGGACGCAGGTAGTAAATCTTATTAGACAAAGGAGCCAGCGGAAGCGAGCTTACGATCTCCAAGTCTTTGCTGATTTGAATTCGTCTTGTGCCGATATCTCGATAAGTGCTTCCAGTATCAGTACA